CTACAAACTCGCAACTGCATCTCGGCGTATTCTGGGACGGCAAGTTGGAAGGCGTAATGCAGTTCGGCCCATCTCTCGATAAGAGCAAAATAATTGGGCTGGTTGAGGGAACCGGATGGAATGAGTTTCTTGAGCTCAACCGGATGGCGTTCTCAGAAGCTCTCCCCAAAAACTCTGAAAGCCGAGCAATCTCTGTAGCGATGAAGCTCATAAAGAAGCACGCGCCTCATGTGAAGTGGGTTATCTCTTTCGCTGACGGCACCCAGTGCGGAGATGGAACAATCTATCGAGCCTCAGGTTTTGTCCTTACGGGCATCAAGAAATCGCTAGATCTATGCCGCCTGCCAAGCGGAGAAGTTGTTCATAGCGTTACCCTCAAGTCAAGCCCTAATGCGCCTCGCCCTGAATTGAAGGGCAAAACTTTTGCCCAGGTAACTGGAGGAGGCACAAGTTTTAAGAAATACGTTGAAGCTTCTGGGGGAGAAGTCCTTGCAGGCTTTCAGCTTCGCTACATCTACTTTGTTGACCCAAAATACAGAAGTCGCCTCAATTGCCAAGAATTGCCGTTTTCGGCAATTTCGGACGCAGGCGCGAGTATGTATAAGGGCGAAAAGCGCTAAAAATCGTGCGTGTGTGTTCTAAAGAAGATGCTGGGCTACCTGCTCGGAGATGGCGGTGCAAGTCCGACCCACACGCTCCACTCTAAAAAAGAAGTTCCCTGCGGCCCGATTCTCCAATCTCCATGATTCGCCAAGTCTTGCCGTCGTGAATTGCCATCCGAGCATCCTCTGGGGTGGCATAAGCCTTCTGTACGTCCTTCCAAGCGAGGCTAATAGGGCAGTACCACTGGAGCTTGTAGTAGGTGCTGAAGGTTCGAGATGAGCTTGTTCGTTTCATAGGGCTGACGTTAGCCCGAGACCGGCGCAGGCGCAAGAAATAAACCTAACGATGGGCTACCTAACAAATGGCTACTAATGAACGAACAGAGGAGCAGGCGTTAATCGACACTGAGGCGCTGAAGTATCGCTCTAGGGGCTATACCTACCAGCAAATCGCTGACACGATGGGCTGCTCAAAGCCGACGGCTCTGGCCCGAGTACGTCGAGCCCTTGCTGCTATCCCTGCTGAGGCGGTAGACGAGTATCGCAGACTTGAAGGCGAGCGCCTTGACAACCTGCTCGCTATAGCCACCCATCAGGCAATGACCAAGAAGTCTTTGTTCGCCATTGACCGCTGCCTGGCAATCATGGATCGCAGGGCGAAACTCATGGGCCTAGACGCTCCGGTACGCACCGAGGTCATAACGCTCGACTACATCCAAGCCGAGATTCAGCGCCTAGAGGCCACGCTCGGGGAGATAGATGACGACGCTACTGCAGCAACGCCTAGCGGAACTGAAACGGCTTGAGGCCCTTGAGCTTAAAGCCCGTGCAGTCAAAGCCGAGGCCGCCCAGAAAGAACTAGCCAAGTCTCGCTACCGCCAGAACGCCCGACCCCAGCAACTCCCCCCCGAGGGCGACTGGCGCATCTGGCTCATCCTCTCAGGCCGAGGCTGGGGAAAGACCTTCACCGGCGCAGGCTGGATAATCGAGAAGGCCATGTCGCAGCCTGGCATCGAGTGCGCAGTGGTGGCCCCGACCTTCACGGACGTTCGGCGCACCTGTGTCGAAGGGCCCTCGGGCATCATCAAAAGCCTGCCTAGCGGAGCCCTAGAGCAATACAACCGAAGTAACGGGCAAATCACCTTGACCAACGGCTCCAAGATTCACATGGTCTCGGCAGACGAGCCAGACCGTGCTCGTGGTCTCAACCTCTCCTACGCCTGGCTCGACGAGTTCGCCGCGTGGAGGTACGAGGAAACCTGGACGGCTGGCCTCGCCCCTGCGCTCCGTATCGGCAACCCCCAGACCATCATCACCACCACGCCACGCCCGACCAAACTCCTGCGCGAGTTCATGTCTCGCACGGATGGCTCGGTAGTGGTGACGCGCGGATCTACGTTCGATAACGCCGCCAACCTTTCGCAAGCCGCCCTCGAAGAACTCAAATCCCGCTACGAGGGAACGCGCCTCGGTCGCCAAGAACTCTACGGCGAACTGCTCCTTGACACCCCTGGCGCACTCTGGCGACTGAGCGACATCGACGAGACCCGAGTAGACGAAGCCCCCGAGCTCGTTCGCATCGTGGTCGCCATCGACCCAGCCGTGACCTCCGGCGAGGAATCGGACGAGACGGGCATCGTGGTAGTCGGCAAGGGAGCCGACGGCAGGGGATACGTCCTCGCAGACCGTTCCTGCCGTGACACGCCCTCTGGCTGGGCTCACAGGGCAGTCCAAGCCTTCCACGACTTCAACGCCGACCGCATCGTCGCCGAGAAGAACCAGGGCGGCGACATGGTGGAAGCCACTATCCGCTCGGTGCTCTCGACAGCTCCCTACAAGGGCATCACCGCCAAGCAGGGCAAGCGCCTTCGAGCCGAGCCGATAGCCGCCCTCTACGAGCAGGGGCGCATCAGCCACGTCGGAGCCTTCGACATCCTCGAAGACCAGATGACCACCTGGCTGCCTGATTCCGGCCTCTCGCCCGACCGCCTCGACGCTCTGGTGCACGGACTGACCGAACTCGGACTAGCGGCAGGCTCAAGCGCCGACCGTTTCTTCCAAGAGATAGCGCCGCCCTGTGTCATCTGTGGGATGCCGGTCGCCGCAGGCTCAAGCAACTGCCCCTCCTGTGGGGCGCACAATAACGAATACGACCTCCGACAGGTCTATCCCCGATAGGACGAAATGGCGCTTCTAGACCGCTTCAGCCGCAAGGCACGAGACCAGAAACTCGCTGAAACCGTCGCCGAGGCTGTGAAGGCTGGGCTCTCGGGCTCACCGCTAGGGACGTCAAACTACAACCGCGCCACGCCGTCTGAGCCGTACTCAACTATCGGCGGTCAGGGCATCATCACGGGCATCGGGCAGGCTATCCCTATGGAGCGCCCAGGTGTCTCGCCTGACGGTGGTGGCTTCGGCGCGATGCTCGGCCCAGCTGCGCCACTCCTGCCGGCCCCCATCGACGTTGTGCTCGACGAGACGGGCCGTGCGCTTCCTCGTAAGTACGAGTACCAAGTAGCGACCAACCTGAACCTCACCCAGCAGGAAGTGCCCTACCAAGTGCTCAAGTCGCTGGCTGAGCAGTGCGACATCATCCACCGCGCCATCGAGATCCGTGTCGGCGACCTCGTGAAGCAGGACTGGTCGTTCGACCTTTCGGAATCCTGCATCGCCGAAATCATGGACGAGGAGAACTGCTCCCACGCAAAG